GGTTTAAAAGGGGCGGAGCCCCTTGGGGTTTAAAAGGGGCGGAGCCCCTTGGGGTTTAAAAGGGGCGGAGCCCCTTGGGGTTTAAAAGGGGCGGAGCCCCTTGGGGTTTAAAAGGGGCGGAGCACCTTAAAAATCGCTGTAATATGTCTCAATCGCGTCAAACGACACCGAATAAGGGAAATCGCCTGCGTACAGACCGCTATCCTTAGACAGACCTATGCGTACGACTGCGCAGAGTTTATTGTAAGCCCGACGATGAATTTGTACTTTGTATTCTACATCATTACCAATAGTTGAAACGGCGAAACATGCAGCTGTATCGTATATCTGATCGTTATATATACTATCATCTACTAATTTAAGTCCGTCCAACCATGCTGTACTCATAGTTCTATAGATAGAATCGGTATAAGAAGCATACAATTTAGTATGAAGTCGCACTTTGAGAGTGGACATGAGATACGGTACGGTTGGAATATTTGGAAACCAACTGTTTGTATAATAATCTTCGGAAATTGTGCTTACTATATTAGGATTTTTAATACGGACATTAAGGAATTGTAGATTCGTCGGTTCCGAATAAACTGGAGATTCAAAGGCGAACGTTGCATAACGGAATCCATTGTTTTCGTCGTAGATTAAATCGTAGGTAAAATCTGGATACGTTGCATTCGGTACGCCAATGTATTTGCCATCAAAATTATTAAATGTAAATCCCGCTGGATGTATGTAGCGACTACGTGTGTATATCAATTCGCGGCTGTAATAATCCGTATAAATGCTACTGATGCTTGACGCGTGTTGGTAGATAATGCCCGTCGAAAACGTAATATTGCTTGCATTTCCTACAATAAAATATGGATTCATATTAACGTTCAAGCCGATGCCGTGATTGCCGTATAAATCAACGCCGTCTACTATATTATCGGGAGTTATACCGATGTCTGGGCGCGGTAACATAGATATAACGCGCACACCGTTGGTGCTCCGAATATTTGCAAAGGTCGAGTATGTTGTCAGCGATACTGTATCAATAAAGATGCTGGATGTAAGCGTGGATACAAATGTACTGATACGGCCTTGTGGATTCGCTGGTGTAATCGTCGCAAATATGTTAATAAAGGACGGCTCATTCGGATTCTGGTACACGGTGGAATACAATCCTACGCCACATGTGCTCAGTCTCATAAGTGTGCTGACGGGAAACGGAAGCGACGTTATTTCGGTATTTGGACTGTTCTTGTATATACGGACGTTTGTGCTGTACGATGCAACGGGTCCAATCGCCGTCGCACCTTGTGCGATATACGCGTGACCAAATTCAGGCGCAGAATAGAAACGCGCGAAATCACGCGACACAATATCAAACATAAACTTGGAGGTTAGCGAGGGTGTATCGATTCCAGAAACTTTAACAGTACTAATACACGTATTTGTATAGACCACGTTAAGTGTGGAGGGTGGTTGGGATGGCTCCGTTTCAAACATATACTTCGCCGTTGAGTGTATAGTGTTTTGCTCAATCGGATCATTGAACCCGTTTATACGATTGTTTGCCAGACACACTTGTAGTAATTGCGGCGAGGTGCTTATTGTGGATACGTACTGATTACCCGCAATTTGCGCACCGTACAGATATTTCTGGAATGACGACAAGACGTATGTATCGCGGACAATCGTACTCAAGACAGAGTTGTTGGCTTCCTGCGTTTGCCAGGCATTTAAAGGAAAATCAGCCTGAAATGTGCTTATCTCTAGAGTGTTTGGGATGTGTTCCTTTGCGTCTGTATTTGTATACCGTGTGTATACAGAGATTGTACTTCTATCACCTGGAAAAGTAGGGTCGTTGAATTGTACGGTAGAATTCAATTGATATGCTAGTGTCGTCGGAGTTGACATGTAAAACACGTCCGTGCTGACATTGTATCCCGTGTTCCAACCGTTTTGAAATTGCAGATATTTTAGGAAACCAGCATTGTAATACCGCGTTTGTCCATAGGATACATTGCTAATAGTGGCGGACGAAATAGACGGCACAACGGTGCGCGGAAACAGCGTTGACATAAGCGGTCCCGCGGTGTTTTCGCCTAGCAAATAGGCCGAATTGATGGAATAGCCCGTTGTACTCCAGTAGACAGCCGGCACAAGAGGATTGCCATCTGTGGAGCCGGTCAGCGGAATATTTTGTGTAGATAAGCTATATATAAAATTCTGAGTCATGGTGGAATTTACATAGTCGGTAAATACACTCGGAACATCTGTTGGACTATTACATCCGTAGCGGAATCCTATGCCGTCGGCGTGAGCCGTTGTAATGTTTTCAAACGTGTATTGTAGCGAATATGTGCTAAAATAAGGCGCCGTTATGGAGCTTAGTGCGTCCGAAAAAACAGGACGGACGGTCTGTAAACGCAAGGAACTTACATCCGCGGAGAGGGGTGTGAGTCCAATCAATTCAGAAGGCGCGCCTTCCGTATTGACTGTTATAACCCCATACGCAGCGTTTGTATCCCCCTCCGTTTTGTTGATATACACGATTTGTATCGGAACCGGAGTTCCTTTCGGATATGCATTTGGAAGATTCGGTAGGTACAGAGAAATTGTTGTATACGACGACTGATGGTCGGTATAATCAACTGCAAACACTTTACCAAGATCCGGTATTTGCGCATGCCCTTTTTCGTCTATAATATCTATACACTTAGTCTTCATAACAGCCTTTGTATACAATACATCGGCGGTGGTTGGGAAAAAATCCGTAAATATACGAAACCGTACAAGTGGATTAAAATAGGGTGATATTCCGTCACGAAATCCCTTATAGGGAAAAAATGTACAATCGTTTATTTCAAGAGTTAAAACATCGGGCGAACTCGCATCACCGACAATAACCACAATACCCGTCACGTACGGAACCGATTTGTCCATAACATTATAGACACGCGGATTTATCCATCGTATACCACTGTATAGCGAAGTATTATCAAGTTCAATAAGATTTACAGCAGGAGGCTGAAACAAAAATGCGTTTGCTATCCATCCGTCGAGTTTTCCTAGTGCATTTGTAAGGGTATCCGGAGTTCCGCTTAATGTATCAAGTATATTTACACCGCCGATTGTTGATTGTAGGAACGTATTAACATTCGCCGAAAAAGGTGCGGATACAGTATCTACGGCTCCGACTCTAGGATCTTCGTAAGTAATAACACCAGTTTGGTCTATTATGAGTGATTTCTGCATTACAACCGTAGAGACTTCATAAGGTTGATAACGGAAAACATTGGTAAATGCTATAGACTCCAAGTTACGCTCAGATATTGTACCTTGAACACCAATCGCGAGCGACGTAGACGGAAATACAGGTGGATTTGAGCCTAGCGATTCAGGATCCCATGGAGGATTTTCCGTAGGGTCATTAAATAGAAGCTGTCCCGAAGACAGATTAACAATAGTCGCAGGATACGGACTGGCCATCACCTCTTACTATTCATTATACGGAAAACAACTATCAATACGGAACTCACCGGGATGTCCACATGAAGCACGATGAGCCGTTGAATCCACACTACGCGTTTTGAAAGAACTGGAAATGTTGAACCTAGTCAAATGAACACAGAGCAGTTCGTTGTTTCTCCAGTGGCAGACCCGTATTCTCCTGGCTTTTCAGTTCAGGAGACATCGGGTTTGCTACTGAAGAAATATATGTGGCGTGCAAACACCGCATCAGAAACCCAAGTATACAACGAACGGGTATACACACCCACAGTGTATCCAACACAAGTCATTGGTCAAATAATACCCGAATCACCGCCGACTGATTTCGTCACATTGACGAATAGTGAAATTATTAGCGAGTTCGGTATTACACAAGCTGATATAATTGCGTTTGGTATAAAACAGAACGGATTAAATGTATTTTCTATACAACGCTCTACTTCGTTTCCTTACATTTTCAAGGTTAATAATTGTAAACTTATACCATGGGTGGGCAATACCGATTTAACATTTTCGGCCACAGGACCCACTTCCGGCGTAAACCTGCTTCAAAAAATTATAACCTTTAATTTGTATGACGGCACAAACTGGAAAGGTAATCTGTATCGTACAACATCAGATGGATCCTTATCGCGCAATGGTTTAGATCCCATATTGGCTACACAATTGTCGTTTTCTCTCGACTATGATTCGGGTATATTAACCTGTTATGAATTAGAACAAAAGAAATATTCTCCCAATCCGATAAGTCATACAAATCCACCGGTAGTCTCGTGTTATCTATACAGAGGCTTGTATGGTAATTTTGCAACCAATGCATCCACAAATTATTCAACTTTATGGATACAGTCTAGCAATTACATTTATTATCCTGGTCGCGTTGTAATTGGGAAACCATTATTATCAAGTCCTGATAATAATCTAGAGGTTGCGGGTATTGCGAATATTGAAAACATCGTGACTGGATCGTTGGAAACATACTCGGATAAACGTTTAAAGGAGAACTTACAACAAATGAAAGCAAATTACGATATTCTTAATTTGAATACATACAAATACAATTATATCAATAAAACGGGTAGTACCGAAATTGGTGTCATTGCGCAAGAAACAGAAGCAATCGCTCCTGAAATTGTGAAAGACCATGCTGGCTATAAAACCGTCCAATACGACCGCATTGGAGTTATGCTATTACCGATTGTCAAGGAACTTACTGCGAAAATAATGGAACTCGAGAAGGCCAATGTGGAAATCAAATTGTCTCTGAAAGCCATAATATCGAGTTTATCGGATTAAGGCACATGCGTAAAATCAATACTGTTAGCAAACAATACTGATTTTATTAATACAACATTTAGAAAAGGGGTTTAAAAGGGGCTTGCCCCTTAGTGTACTATTGCCCCCTTATCCATTGAATTATGTCCTCTGTCTGATTTGATTTCAATGTAGATATAACTTTTTTAGGTTCAAAACAAATGAATGTAGGTACAGAACGCACGCCACAATATCCGGTTGTATACTCGTTTACATCAATATCACATTTCCATAGGGTTAAACCCGCTTCCGTCGCCGCTGCATCCACAGCATCAACATTTATCTGCTTACAAGGTCCACACCATTTTGCCGTAAAATAGACAATCCAGCGATTGTCTGAAGGACGAAGACCGTCTGGCCGAGATAGTGTAGTGACGGAAGCAGCATATCCCCATCGTTCTTCAAATTGGTCGTGCGTTTCTAACAGTCTCATCCGTATTGCTTGCTTATGACATCATAAAATCCTTTTAGACCGCCAGCAAGAACAACCGCAGTGAGAGCACCAGCGATGACGGGACCAGGGCCTGCGGAGTCTTCACGTAAGCCGCCACCGCCTTGTGTCTTAAGTCCGAGTGGCGCCGTCAATGCAGAAATGGGTGATGTAATAGCAGCGGTTGGAGATACAGGTAGAGGCTGTGCTTGTACAAGTGGAGCTGGAGGAGCAGTCATCGTAGGCGCGGCTAATGACGGCATAGCAGGTGCGGCTAATGACGGCATCGTAGGCGCGGCTAATGACGGCATAGCAGGTGCGGCTAATGACGGCATCGTAGGCGCGGCTAATGACGGCATAGCAGGTGCGGCTAATGACGGCATAGTTGGCGCGGCTAATGACGGCATAGTTGGTGCGGCTAATGACGGCATCGTAGGCGCGGCTAATGACGGCATAGTTGGTGCGGCTAATGACGGCATAGTTGGTGCGGCTAATGACGGCATCGTAGGCGCGGCTAATGACGGCATCCCAGGCATGGAGGGTAGCAAAGAGGTACCTAACATAGGCATAGCAGGTGTTTCCACAGATGGCGCGCCGCCGCAAGGTGATGCCTTTACACCCTGTACCGCCTTGACAAGGGGTGGTGTCATAAAGGGAACCACAAGTTCGCGATACATATTTCGCCAAGGAAATACCGGTACCGAAGGAAATTGGAATGTCTTCGCAACCCAATCCAACAATCCCGTCGCATTTTGCGTTTTGTCAAATATTTCCGTCACTAAAAACATATCGCCCTTCGCTGCCTCCGGAAACAGCATACTGTATGGAATTGGAGGAGAAATTCCGTCTTTGAGTACGCTTCCCATCAAGAAAAACGCATGGAAACTATCCCATAAAACCCACAACCATCCGAACAAAAATATAAATATATTAAAGCATGAAAACAGTTTGACACACCCTTGTAAAAACTCACCAATATAGAATTTATCGGCACCTAACCATCCAAAAAAGATCGCGAGTACAGCATAAACAAGATATGATTTTTTCGGCACATAGACCGGATCACTTTCCTTACGATTTAATGGTACAAATACGCCTCGTCCAATACCACGTATCCAATCAAACGGAGAATTTAATCCATCTTTACGAATCTTTGTGCCGTCTTTTAAAATTTGTATCAAATCCCACCAGTACCACAATCCAAACGTCAGCAGATTCATAATTAACTTTTGTGTTCCGGTAGCGAAACTTCGCAGATAAAAATGATCGAATCCTAGGAAACCAAACAATACAGACATTACGACGAATACAAAAAAATTTCTATCTGGATTCTTCCAGGTATCAACATCACTAATGTGATGGGGTTGTGGGGCTGTATCTGCCATCCTCTACCAAGGTGTGGCTAAGTAATTTATAGGTTTGGTACGAGTTTAGACGTGGGTTTGCCATAAAAACACGTCTGAACTTAATATGCGAAAGGATTATTTATACTGTAAACAGAACGCCACCGAGACCAGCGACAATACGGAGAACATTGTAATTAGTAGCATATACGGTTATACCGGATGGTCGCGACGTTATATTCGGATTCATACGAACCTGTAGCACAATATTATTAAGGCGGCTTCCATTACACGTGCCTTGTGGTTGCGCAGCCTCCGGGGCTAAACTAAACGAATATACGTAAATGAAGTCATTCGGAATTGCGGTATGGCGTTGCCAAGGCTGTACAAGACGGAAATAAGGAGCGCTTCGCTCTTCAAACCGGTCGAATCCATCAAATTGTAAAAGCGCGCTTCGTATGATATCCAAATTAGGTATTCCATATTCATTCAACATACGACTTCCATAATTAAAATATTCATGGGCTTCCAACATTCTATCTTGATTCACAACCCAAATCATTTCCTTCATCGGATTGTTAAAGACCAACGGAACCGGAACACTTGTTGCATTCTGAGGAATACTAAACCGTTTCTGCTGCTGTACCTGTTCAATTAGATATTCGTGTTTGCTGCTTACAAACCGACGACGCTCCTCAACATCTAAGTATATATAATCGCCCCATAGCGTCATATCCGTAATAAAAGGCGGTGTGTCAATAACGCCCGTCGGACACGTAGTGCCGTTCAATACAGAATTCTCTAGTGAATTGCGAAAGACCATATCGGCGCCGTTTTTGAGTTTGATGTAAATGCGAATCGGTGTGGCTTGAAGTGCGAGCAAGGGCAGCGCAAGACCAGGATTCTTACAAAACCAAAAATATAGCGGTACGAATAATTGGAGAGGACCCTTCTGTGTTGTATCATTATACACATCTTGTTGACCAGTCATAAACTGTACACCTGCACGTTTTGACCCCGGTGTTGTCAATTGTGTCCATAGATACATAAACTCGCCATAATGACGGTCAATCTCTTGTTGACCTATCCACACACTGACATAATCAATCATAGCAAACCCGACTCCGTTCACCCAACTTACAGAATCCGTAATGGTTTCGTAATCCGTGGGTGTTTCTGTGATAACACCCGAAGGCTGAGTCTTCACTGGACCTGCTGGTGTTATTTCGGGAAGTTGTATCTCTAAAAACAATTGACTCAACAAATCGCCGTTGCGCGGAACCGTGACGGTGATGAGCTTGTTAAAATCAACGGCTGTATCAAACGGAATACGTTGAGTTTCCATACTAAAATTTGTATAACGACGATACACTTGCTTGAAAAACGTCGTCTGTGGATTACCGGACAGATATATATCTTGCCGACCAGTGGCCACTAGCTGGAGTAATCCACCTGAATTCGACATATTCCCTACTTCTAAACGTTCTTTTTACGAGCGGTTTAGACTGTCTTTCCCGCGTGTTGTATATATTCCACTTTTCCACACAGTCGTTAGAATGGCCTTTACAACCAACCAAAATCTCACGACTCTGTTATTACAGGGTCTCAACGTTCGCACAAATGCGAATACGCCTATCTCTTCCTTATACACAATCTACGCAAACGGAACCGGTCAGACATTTTGGGGCCCATCCATAAATCCGAGTACTCTATCAACACTGTACTATTCTATTTCGTACACCTATTACGAATTCAGTACAAATGCTGCGTTTATATACATCAATTTAAGCACTACAATCGGCAACAATGGCGGCGCGTACTCAACGACTACGGATGCGCAGTATAGCACATTATCTACTCAAATTTACTTAACAAACCAGTCGCTTTTTTCATCCGTAAGTTCCTTATTGATGAATGATTCCACGCTATTTGGATTACTAAATGTCATTGATACCGACAATACATCAACAATTATCGGAACAAGTAATGCTCTCGAAGCAAGTATCTACAACTCGTATGTTAGCACTACAAACTATGTAACAAGTTCGTTGTACGGTATCAGTTCCTTTTCAACATTTTACACAGATACGTCTTTTATTTTAAGTACAACGCAGGCCGGCTTGAGTACGTTAAGCACAGCTATAAATGTAGAAAATGCTATTACCTACAGCACTCTCACGGGTAATTACACCAGTTCCTTAACCGCCGCTATTACATCCACCACGGACTATACAAATAGTGTTTATAGTTCGCTCTCCTCCTATACAGCGTATAAAGATGATTTGAGCACATTTAGCAGTATTATTACAGAACAATTATTAAGCACAAGCGACGGCTTATATACGTATATATCATCCAACGATGCTTTTATATATGATAGTTTAAGCTCATTAAATGCGACAGTAATGTCGACTATATCGACTGTTAACACTTACAATAACATTATAGACGACATTTCAGCATATAGTACAAATATTTCATCAATACTTTACGGACTTATATCGAGTTTTGTGAGTACACCTTTTTACGAATATCAATCTACCGTGAATTCCACTATCGGTATATTATCTACAAATTTGGACATCTTGTATTCATCCGTTGCGGATTATTCAACCGGTACGTATACATATGTATCGTCTGTAAACAGCACTATTTATCAAAACGCAGCGGATATTAGCACATTACAAAGAGAACTATCGATTCTAACAACAAGTTCTATTCTGGTTGGGATTTATGATTCGTTTATTGATTTACAGGGATATTCACAGTATGTTCTTGGATTAACATCGTCTGTAACATATGTAGTTGTGAACAATGATTTGTTATCCACCACATGGAATCTTTACAATGAAGTTGTTTCCACTGTTAGTCTATCTTCGTTATATACATCTCAAGACATCACTATAACAAACAGTCAGTTTGTCGGCATAATGGATCTCCGTGGTTATCGTAATTTCAACGTGAATATCTATGATGTTGTTGATGGATCGAGTAATTATCGTTTAACCTATTTATCAAATTCATTGAGTGGTCTTGATTACAATCAGGGAAACATTTTTATAAACATCAGCACAGTTGGACAGACCTATACGAATAACAATGGACAACTAATCTTTGATGTATACCATTGGGGATTTCCAAATAATCAGAATGAGAATTTTTTTCCTTCACTAGGCGACGGTGACTATACCCTACAATATACCTATACAATTAAACAAAGCGTTGTATATACTTCATTACTAAATGCATATCCGCGCTTAGCAACGTATGCAATGAGCTTTTCTTCTATCAACAGTCCTTCTGTCATTATAACGACAGATATTGCTTTACCTGGTTATATAGCAACCGACCATTTCTGGCGTGGTGAGCAGCTTCAAGTAAGTTGGTCCAATTACAGTTTCTTTCCGTTCGGATCATCTAATTATAATCCAACAATGGCAGTTGATCTAGTGATTGATGATACACTGTATAATACCTATGGTCCATTTGAACTTAATGTGAGCACAACCACCATAACATTGCCATATATAAGCACATCTGTATACACAAATCAGTATGGTTCAGTAATTACATCACCAAAAAAAATAACATCCCTGCGCTCATACATAATTGGAAACCGTGCAAACAACTCTGCAGTGGATATATACACCGTTTCACCCGCATTTAATATATGGACAATGTCAACAAACGGTACCTCGTATACTATAGGCAATGAACTTGTTGGAATCGCCGACAATGGTTTTTTTCCGCTAAATAACAGATTTCCAACAGTCTATTCTATTTCCGGCAATACATCGTACAGCAACTTACCAGAATATGGTGCTTCCAATCTTGTCAATGGTATTTTGAACCAAATGGGTAAATTTGGATATAGCAATATTATTGACGGCACAGCGGGAGCGGCTATAGTGAACGGATTTACTGATTTTTCTATAGTTGCCGGTTATCCTAGTTTTTATGTTAACATTGGCTACAATGCGCTAACAAACTTATCTACATTACAAGGATACGGCTCTCAAATTAATGCAACATTTTCAGACGTTAGTAACACATTCTCGTTTGTGTGCCAAGAAGTCGCCACACCAGATCCAGTATACGGTTATTCCATTTTATCAAACGACACATTACCAGTTAACCCATATACATTCACTTCACCTCAAACAATCTTCAAGTTTACCTATACTCCGGTATTAAGTACATATACAACAGGCTACTACACGGAATCGAATTTTGTTGGACCCGAGAATGGATTTGGAAGTTCAGATCCTTCAGCATATGTAGTATGCGATATAGCGAAACAAAGCAATATTGATAACCAGATGTTTTATACTTCTATAAGCACAATAACATTTTATAATATTACGGATACCATGGCTCCTAAATACGGGTGTAATATAGATAACAATAGAATCACCATGTATACAAGTGATCAAGCGGGAAATTTTTATGGAAGCACACTCTTCCTAACAAGTGATAAAAATGCGCAAGTGTTCTCATTCTAAGTGCGCGTGTGTGACGCATTATACTTTTCCATACAGTCTTTAGAATGGCCTTCAAAACCAACCAAAGCCTCACAACATTATTATTACAAAATCTTAATGTTCGCACAAATGCGAATACACCCATATCATCTCTTTATGCGGTCTATACAAATGGTCAAGGTCAGACCTATTGGGGACCGTCTATCAATCCCGTACTTGTATCGACACTGTTCTTGTCTATTGCTGATAATTACGTCGGTTTTAGCACATATATTGAACATTTTTATGAAGATTTAAGTACGACTATTGGTATTCAAGGTGGATCTGTGTCCACAATCGCCAATGCGAATTACAGAACATTGTCGTCACAACTCTATACAACAAATATCAGTATACAATCATCGGTAAGTTCACTTCTAATGAATGATTCTACTTTATTTGGAACAGTGTATAGTATATCCATTGATAACTCAGCCGCCTTTGCTGCTCTAAGCAACACGCTTGCGCTTGGTGTATATACATCGTATATAAGTACAATAAATAATACAACCAGTACAATCTATGGTGTAAGTTCTTTGTCTACATTTTATAACGAACTTGGATTTTTATTAAGTACAACTCAACAGGGGCTAAGTTCAATAAGCACATCAATTCAGTCGCAAACAGTCAGCACATTGTCTGCGTTTACGGGAAATGTAAACAATTCCTTAGAAGTAGCTACCGCATCTACCACATCGTATACAACAGAAATATTCAGTTCGCTATCAACTTATATAGTCTATGCGAATAATCTAAGCACCTTTAGTAGTATTCTGACACAACAATTGTTAAGTACAAGCGACGGACTCTATACATATATCACTTACAACGATGCAGCAATATATGATAGTTTGAGTTCTATTCATGGTACGTCGTTATCAACAATTTCCACGGTTAATGTATACAATGATGTTATTATAGGATTTTTGGATTTGAGTACCAACATGTCTTCTATATCTTACAATTTAGTTTCGAGTTTTCTAAGCACAACTACGTCGCAACAACTATCATCCTTCTCTTCGTCATTCGGTTATTTATCCACCTATATATTCCAACTCTATTCGACAACCGCATCCTACTCAACATTTTTAGACTCCACACTAACCAACATAAACAGCACCCTTGTATCGCAGACCGAAACTATTGATGCATTAGAGTATGATTTATCTGCCATTACAACAAGTTCTATTTTAAACGGAGTGTACAAGACATTTCGCGAATTAGAAATATACACTGAAACGATTTTAAACGCAAATTCCACTGCGGTAGTTGATATTACAACCGCAGCTTACAAGAATGCGGCTAGCAGTATTTATGGCAGAACCATGTCAAAATTGTATGCGTCTTCGTTTTATGTCTCTCAAACAATTAATTTAACGCAAAGTACATTTATTGGACTATTGGATTTTACAACCTATACACATTTTAATGTAAACATTTATTCTACAATTAACGGCTCTAGCAATTACACATTGGATTGTTTATCCAACATTAATACATCAAACTATAAAACTGGCAATCTATTTATCAATGTGAGTACAGTTAATCAACCTTATTCCAACAATAATGGAAAACTTGTCTTGGATGCGTATCGTTGGGGCTATCCTACATGGCAAACGGAATCGGTATGTCCGTCTTTAAGTAATAGTGATTATACACTTCATTATACATATACTATACAAAACAGTATTCTCTATACATCGTTGTTGAATGTATATCCGCGACTCGACGTCTACGGGGTCAGTTTGACCAGACTACAAATGCCTTCGATAGGCTTAAGTTATAATTTCGGAACTCCGACACCACCACAATCCGAGTTTTTTTGGCGCGGTGAACAACTACAAGTCAATTGGTCGAATTACAGTTTTTTGCCAATAGGGCAATCCAATTATAATCCTATGGTGTCTATTGATGTTCTTGCCGAGGGAACATCGTACGGCACGTTTGGTCCCTTTACACTTGACGTGTCTACTGCGGTAATAACCATGCCTTACATACGTGGTATAACTTATAACAACGGTGCTAATTATCATGAAACCTCAGTACGCATACATGTTGTTGGAAAACCTATGAATGCTGTTGAATCAACAATAGGTTTTACAATAGTACCTTATTGCGAACGCATTTTACTGTCTACTAACGGCACAAATTTCTTAATGGGAAATGAACTCGTCGGAATTACGGATATTGGTTCGTATCCAACAAATAATATAGTTCCTACTGTTGAGTCTCAGTCTGGATTTACATCGTATGACGACGATGTTCAATACGGAGCATCAAATCTATTCAATGGCATTCTTAACAACATGGGTGCACTAGGAGACAGTAATACAATCGTAAATGGAACGTTAGGAGAACTTGTCGTGAACGGATTTACTGATTCATCTTATTCGTTAGGGTACCCTAATTTTTTAATTAACATTGGCTATAACGCGCTAACAAATTTATCTACATTACAAGGATATGGATCTCAAATTACTGCAACATTTTCAGACGTTAGTAACACATTTTCCTTTGTATGCCAAGAAATAAGTACACCAGATCCAATCTACGGTTATTCAATTTTATCAAATAATACATTATCACCCTACTCGTATACGTTCACCTTGCCCAACACAATATTCAAGTTTGGATATACTCCAGTTCTAAGTACATATACAACCGATTTTTACACAGAATTGAATTTTATTGGACCGTCTTCTATCGGAAATCCGGATCCATCGGCAACTATGACGGCTAATATAAGCTCTCAATATCCACTAAGCACTCTAACATTTTACAACATTACAGATGCTGATGCTCCCACCTATGGTAGTAGTATAGCTGGCAATATTATTACGACATATACACCAGGTGGACCCAACGGATACTATTTCACAAGTACATTTGTTTTAACAAATAGTCAAGACGCACAGGTGTTTCGCATGTAATTACACGGCCAGCGTTGGTTTAAGCATCTCAGTTCGTATTACGAATTAAGATGATTGCTCATCACCCTCTCACAGGAAAGGAAATCCGTATATTGCGGACGGAAACGCAGATTTCGACAAATCTGAAGACGCTTGTATGGATACGCGCGTCTATGAAACCGAGTCCTCGTTGGGAACGGTGGTATACGCTCATTACCGAATCGTCTGCAGCTGTAGTAAGCGGGAATCAGCTTACCGCCGTTATTATCCCTAAAGATGCAACGCTCGATGAATGGTTGACTATACTTCCAACAATATTTACTTCATCGTCTCAATGCCTGTTGTTTGCGTATAATTCTACACTGGACGCGTTAGAAAAACGCGGATTTACATGGGCAAATACATTTATGTTGGATGATTTATATGATAGCTACCCCTATCTTAGCGAACCCATTACGGAAAAAGATTCACTCGAGAAGATTGTTCTCAGCGTCGCTCATATTCTACGTATGAATCGCGTCGCATGGACGGGTGTCGCGGATCGCGATGCGCTCGACTACAATGCGCGTCTTCAATATGACGTGTGGAATAAACATTGCGACGGAGTCTTGATGACTCTGCCTGTAGATTGCGATGATACCGTAATTCCGCGTACGACGCTCATTCTACAGTATTTTCGTCATCCAACAAATCGCCGCCATCGCGAGATTCGGACAGCTTTAGAGTCGAACTTGCTATGTTCTCATATTGATAATGTGCTTCTTTTGAACGAGACAGAAATTACGGATTTGCCGGTCTCTGATAAACTACAAACCGTGGTTATGGGACAACGACTGACCTATTACGATGTATACGCGGCGGCGCTCGAACATATCAAACCAGGTGGCTTCGTTATTTACGCAAATGCGGATATACAGTTCAATAATACGTTGTCGTATCTATGGAAGATTCCCATGCTGGAGAATCGTTTGTTTTTATCACTTTTGCGGTGGGAAGAAACGACAAATGGTAGCTTGCGCATTTTTGGTCCCCGTTCAGATTCGCAGGATTCCTGGATATTTGCGCGCGACGCACTGGATTTCAAGCCGAGTCGCGAAGAGCTTGGTTTCCGCTTTGGACAGTCGGGATGCGACAATGCAATAGCGCTGATTATGATGCGCAAACGGTTTTTAGTCGTGAATCCCGCGTACTCAATTCAAACGCTTCATCTTCATACCTCCAATGTTCGCAATTATGACCCTAAACATGTTATTTATCAAACGCATTATTTGTATATAGACCCTACTGCAATTCAGCCGTTCAGCGTTGATACAAAGATGTCTAGTTGCGCAAAACTTCCTACTGCTGTACAGCATACCTGGGTTATGTCCATACTCCAAATGACGTTTCCTCGCCCACTTCTAACGCTGAATGATGATGGAGCAAAAACCTTGTGTGCTATGCTGCGTAATAATGGCCATGTCGTCTATGCGAACGAGAAGAACTTGTGGACACCGCCGCCGTATAAAACACCTCTGTACCATTTGACAAACGGAACCTTTGTAACATGCGACGGTTTGCTAAGTAATTTCAAGACAATCTTTGTGGGACCCCATACTGAATGGACAACGGGTTGGCAAAATGCAAGTCAAACAAGCTTGTTGACAGGTAGCATTTATGTTCCGTCTATGATTTCTGCGCCCCTGCGTACAGAATCGCGTACATCGCTCAGCCATTGGGTGCTTCACTATCTGCCGCGTGCGTTAGCAGTGCGCCGTATGGTACAAGCTGCGGGCTTGGGTAAACCGGAATTTCTTGTACCGCAATTTGCAGATTTAGGCTCATTTCTCAGTGATTGTGTTTGGAGTGATTCTGAAGCCGGAAACATTACACTACTTCCTATTGTCGACGGTATGAACTACTTTTCCGATGATGTATGGGCTGTGCCGCCAGGCGAGGACGACAATGCGGCACGTGTATCGTCCGAAGATATTACGTTGCTACGTTCCTTGATACCACCGCTGGCCGAGAGCGACGGTGAATCTGAAGATATACCTGTAGCCGTGTTCTGCGTTGATGATGACGAAAAGGCCGTCTGTACACGTGGATGGGCGGAAGAGACTGCAGATAAATTGTTTTCCAAAGGATGGACTGTACGCTACGTATCTGTATCGGATAGTCCCGCTGTACGACGCAAGTCATTTGCAAGTGCATCATGGATTTTCGGCTCGTCGTCCAACAACTTGCTAGACTGGATGTGGCAGAACCAGAAAGGCGCAACT